ATATCTTCATAACTTGATTCTTCATCATCTTCATCATCTTCATCATTTTCATCATTTTTTTCAATATTTTTTATATCTTCTAAAATTTGAATGTCTTCCAATTTTTCAATACCTTCCAATTTTTCAATACCTTCCAATTTTTCAATACCTTCCAATTTTTCAATACCTTCCAATTTTTGAATACCTTCCAATTTTTGAATACCTTCCAATTTTTCAATATATTCAAAATTTTCTATATCTTCCAAATTTTCTATATTTTCCAAATTTTCTATATTTTCCAAATTTTCTATATCTTCCAAATTTTCATAATCACAATCTTGATTTTTTGAATTTTCATCACTATTTGTATATGATGTTCTTGATGAACAAGAAGAAGATGAAGAAAAAGATTTTATTGTTGTTGTTAAATTATCAGTTTTTTCAAGTATATTTAATTCATTTATATTAGTTATTTCTAAAGATTGTGAAGAATTTTCCAAATATGGTAATATTTCAATTTCATTATCTAAGATAATATTATTATTTAAAATATCAGAATTATGAATTATTAATGGATTTTTAAATTTATTTTTACTTATATTAGAATTATTTTCATCTTCAATAATAATTTTTGAATAGTCATCAACAAAAAATAAATTATTTTTATGTTTAATAAAAAACTTTGAAGATGCAAGATATTCAATGTCATCTTCAACATTAATGATAAAGTTATTTTTTATGGATAAAAAAGAACCATAAAAGTCTATTCCATTAATAAAATTATGTTTATTAAATAATATACTAGATAAATAATAAAAAAAACCTTCAACATAACAAGAATTATTTATTTCGTTTATTTTATTATATACAACTGATTTTTCTTTTATAATATTATAGTCATCAATAGTAGGAATATTAAACATATTTTCATCTGGAATATCATATTTACCTGATAAAAACTTATATGGGTCTAATAAAGGTGCTAGTTTAATAAAAATTTGTTTTTTAATTTTACTATTATTTTTATCATTCACAATAACAACATTATAAGAGTTGTTATAATCATTATAACTTAATATTTTATCTACAAAGTTATTGTGATTTAAGTTAATATTATTGTAATTTGTATGATTTAAAGAAAAAAATCTACTATAAATTGGTATATAATTTTGAGTGTTATATAAAGAAAGTTCTTTTATTTTTTTAAAACTATCAAAAAGTTCTGTATTTTTTCTTTTTTTATAATTTAAAATCATAGTTTATATGTTTTTATAAAAATATTAATAATAATAGTTTTAAACTCAAATAATAATTAGTTTAAAATATAATTAAATTATATTTTAAATTATTATATTTATAAATATGGCTAGTTTAGAATTAAAAAAATTTGATATGCGTTCTATTAATTTCAAAATAAATGATAATAAAGGACCAGTTGTTTGTTTAATTGGAAGAAGAGATAGTGGTAAATCTTTCTTAGTTCGTGATTTATTATATTACCATCAAGATATTCCTATTGGAACTGTAATAGCAGGAACAGAAGAAGGAAATGGATTTTATGGAAAACTTGTTCCTAAACTTTTTATTCATAATGAATATAATTCTGTTATTATTGAAAATATACTTAAAAGACAAAGACAAGTTTTAAAACAAATACATAAAGAAATTATTAGTTATAAAAAATCGAATATTGATCCAAGAGCTTTTGTAATTTTAGATGATTGTTTATATGATAATACTTGGACAAGAGATAAAATGATGCGATTACTTTTTTTGAACGGCAGACATTGGAAAGTTATGTTAATTGTAACAATGCAATATCCGTTAGGAATACCTCCAACTCTAAGAACAAACATAGATTATGTTTTCATTCTTAGAGAACCTTATTTTGCTAATAGAAAAAGAATATATGAAAATTACTGTGGAATGTTTCCTACTTTTGAAAGTTTTTGTCAAGTCCTTGACAGTACTACTGAAAATTATGAATGTTTAGTTATTGATAATAATGTTAAATCAAACAAAATACAAGATATGGTTTATTGGTATAAAGCCAATGACCATAATGATTTTAAATTAGGAAGTAAGGAGTTTTGGGATTTAAGTAAAAATATACCAGATGATGATGATAATGAAGAACAATATGACCCTTCTAAAATTAAAAAAAGAGGTTCTGGTCCTATCATTAATGTGAAAAAAAATAAATGGTAAAAACTTCTTATTATTTTTCTCTTAGTAAATTATTTTTCTATTAGTAAAATTCTATTAGTAAAATTCTATTAGTAAAATTCTATTAGTAAAATTCTATTAGTAAAATTCTATTAGTAAAATTCTATTAGTAAAAAATTAATATAAAACATTCATTTTAAATGGATCACCTATTAAACTATTTAAATCTTGTTTTGTATTTTTATCAATAACAATATCATTTCCTTCAAATAATTCATTTTTTAATTCAGTAAGAGTAATATTTTCATTATCTTTAAAAAATTTTTCTTGTGTAGTGTTAGAAATACCTACTAAATTACCTTCTTCATCAACATCTTGAGTAAGAAGATTACCAGATTTTTCAGCGTTTTTAATATTTTCTTCAATAGCCTTTTTCTTAGTTTCTTTAAGTCTTTGTTCAAACTCATTTTTAGCTATTTGTTCATTTTTAATTTTTTCATGCATTAATTTATTTAATTCTTCTTCCATATATTCAACTCTACCTGTTTTATAAGCATCAGGATCCCACATTAGCCATTGACCTATAGGACCTACAAAAATATCAAAACTTGGGTCAATTTCACGTAATATTTTACATCTAATTTCAGCTTCTTCTTGTGTTGGATATGAACCTCTAATTTTAACACCTCGTGTTGAAGTTTGAAAATTATGTATTTTATTGAATTCTTTTTCAATATCTTCTTGGTATTTATCTAAGAAAGTTTGATAATCGGCATCAACATTATAAGACATTAAATCTTTTTTTTCTTCTTCAACAAATTCTTGGAAATCATTTAGTAAAACTTCACTTTGAATAGTATATTTATGACTAATAAAATTAACAAATTGAATAAATTTTTCCATAGACTTAATAAAGTCCCATTTATTAACAAATTTTTCAAAAATAAATAAGTTTTTATCTTTTAGTATTTTTTCAGGTGTTAAAAAAGATATACAACAAAAGTTTTGTCCAGCTATTGGTTTATCAACATCTAATAAATCAATATATTTAGGATTTTTTTTTCCTTCCTTATTTAATTTTCTTTCAAAAGACTTTTTAGACATATATAAATTATTAATTAATAGTATTTTTAAATGTTTTTTTTAACTTATTATTTAATTTTTAAAATAATAATATATTATTTTCTTATTAAACTATATAATGAACGGAATGTTTGACATAATGGAACTAATTAAAAGAATAATCAAGTATTTAGTTGAAGGTCTAATGGTTTCTCTTGTAGCTTATGCTATTCCAAAACAAAGTTTGAAGTTAGAAGAAATTTCTTTAATTGCTTTAACAGCGGCAGCAACTTTTGCTATTTTAGATACTTATTTACCTGCTATGAGTGCTGGAGCTCATCAAGGAGCTGCTTTTGGTATAGGTGCTAATCTTGTTGGTTTTCCAGGAGGACTATAATTTTATTTTTAGCAAATATTAATTGTTTTAACTAAAATAATTAATTAAAATAATTTAAGAAGAAAAAAAACGATTAAAAAATAATTATATTTAGTAATATTATAAATATGATATTTGATAGTATAACAGGAAGTCTTTCAAAAGATTATTGCCTTTACTTTTACGTTTTAACAATTTTAGCTTTTATTTCTTTTTTCTTTTCTTTAATTGCTTTAGCAGCAGGTCTATTTAGAAAGAAATTTACTATAGAAGTATTCTTAGGATTGCTTTCAGCACCTGTTTCTCTCTTTTTAGCATATCTTGCAAATCGCCTATTATATAATATGTGTGTTTCAAGTATTCGTTAAATTTTATTTGTTTTATTTTAAATTGTTTGTATATATTCCCAATTTAATGTTTTACACATTTTAAACCATATCATATCTTGTTCTATAATTTTAACTCTATCTTTTAACATAGGTATATGTTCTAAATATAATGTTTCTCCCAACAGTTCACAAAGTTTATATAAAACATAATGATAATTTAAAAAATTTACTCTATAGTCAGGTACGTGTTTAGAATAAGGTGCTTGTAATTCTATAAATAAGTTACATAATGTTTCTTCTAGTTCATAAGACATTGTTATAGGTTTTATTCCTAATTTATTTTTAATAAAAGCTATATGTTCATAATAATTATTATAGTTTAATTTTTTAAGTATTTCTTTTATCTTAGTATGATTTAATTCTTTTAATTGTATTCTTTCTTTTTTAATTTGTTGTTTTATATTTTCTATTATTTCATTAGGTATTTGTGTTGTTTCTTTTCCTTGAAATTGTGATAATATTTCTTTAAAATGATTAATCTTTTTATAAGCATAAAAACAAACTTCTTTAGGAGGTTCTTTATAAGATGGTTTTTCATTTTCAACTAAATAAGGAACATTTTTAAAACAAGAATTACATAATAAAACACCTTCATCTTCAAGGACAACTAATTCTCCTTTTTTACAATATTCACATAAGTCATTATCACTTGTATATAAACTCATATCAATAAAATTATCACTTATATTTGATAAATAACTTTTAACAATATTTTTATTTTGCTTATTGTTTAAAATAATATCTTCATTATCATTTTTGATTTTAAAAAAATCACCTATTATTTTACTTTTTGATTGATTAATTATATGTTTACTTTTTTCATTGATATTTTTTTTATTTTCAAAATATTCAAATATATATTTACTATTTTTAAGATAATATTTTTTTTTCTTATTTTTCAATAGTTTTATTTTT